CGATACCAAGAGCAAGATCGGTCACACCAATTCAGAGGGTTGTCTTGGGAAGTTTGGAACTATAAGTGGAAAAGTTACGAATTGGAAGGTAAATGGCCAGATAATATACAAGAAATGGTTGACAAAATCGACCCGGTGGCGCACCATGTATTGTATCCCTACTTTGAAATGTCTGTTGATAACTTGAAAGAGAAAGGTTATATCGTACCGTGAATATTTTCTATCTACATGATGATCCAAAAATCTGCGCTGAAATGCATAACGATAAGCATTGTGTCAAAATGATTATTGAGTATGCTCAACTCATGTCTACCGCACATCGTTTGCTTGATGGCTCACCTTACCTCGACAAAACGGCTAACGGGCGTTCAATCAAACGGTGGCGCCTTGAAGAACCTTTTGAAACCATTATGATGAAGGCTTCTCATATCAATCATCCTTCAGCCGTATGGACCAGAGTAAGCAAACAAAATTATCTTTGGCTGAATAGAATGTGGCATCATCTCTGCAAAGAATACACACATCGTTATGGTAAAATTCATGCTGTAGAAAAACGTATGGCAGAAGCATTGTATGTCTGGCCAAAAAATATTCCTGATATTCCTTTTACTGGTCCTACACCTGCAATGCCTGATGATGTTAAAATTGCAGGTGATTCTCTTGCATCGTATCGTAATTACTACAACAAAAACAAAACTCATCTCGCATCATGGAAAAATCGAAATGTTCCTGAATGGTATGGAGTAAACAATGCGTGATACACACAAAGTGATGGCAATTCTACAAGAGGAATGTGCAGAAGTTGTTCAAGCAGTATCTAAAATTTATCGTTTTGGGTTAGATAATTCTTGGAATGGTGTTACAAACAAAGAAGCACTAATTACTGAAATCGGTGACGTTTTAGCTATGATTGATATTCTTGTCACAGAAACAGACATAAATATTTCTGAAGAAGATATACAAGAAGCAGTGTATAAGAAAAAAGAAAAACTTAAAATATTCCTACCTGTTGAAAGTGAATAATAATGATTCTGGATAATTTTTTCCCTTCGGTTGTTGCAAGAGAAGATCATAATGATTGGGCAGATAAAATGCTCCCTATTGTGAAAAACTTTTTTGCTTCACAGCCTTCGAATTCAAATTTTTATTACAATGGGCAAACAACTCACGGCACTGGTTTAGATTTAATTCTAAACCCTGAATTTAAACCTTTCACGGATTTCATCATAGAAAAAGGAAAGCAATTTCTTGAAGTTCAAGGTTTTGATTCTAACGCTGTTAAATATAATCCTTACTTCTTTCTAAACTCCTTCAATAAAGGTAGCAATCATCCAAAACATGTACACACAATGTGTACAATTTCTGGCATTTTCTATCTTCAAACACCACCAGGTTCCTCTCGAATTCGTTTTTATCCTAACCAGCCTTTTAGGGACTTCTTTGATTATTTCTTTCATGTAAAAGATCCAAATAATTGGTTTGCAATGTCACATTATGACTATGCACCATATCCTGGTTTACTTCTTATGTGGCCTGCATGGTTGTATCATGAAGTTGAACCAAACAATTCAGAAGAACCCAGAATCTCAATCGTTTTTAATCTATAAGAAAATGCCAACATATACATTTCTAAACAAAGAGACAAATGAAATTGAAGAACACACTTTTAGTGTGAAGCTTTTCGATGAATTCAAGAAATTGAATCCGCACCTGGAAACATATCATTCAATTGATAATCTTCCAGTTTTTGGTGATGGATTGCGTATGTCTGTTCCAGGTATGGGTCAGCCAGACGCAAGATTTGAGCGCGAAATCATCGGGCGCATTAGAGAGAAAGTGCCAGGTAATAGTTTAGCCCGATCCCATAAAACAAAAATGCCAAGAGAATGGTGAATACCATGAGGAGTATAAATGGCCACAGGGAAAAAGAAAACTGCCGCTGCACAGGCACAGTCGCAGCATTTTGGTTTGAGAACAATAGAAGCCCTAACTGAGAATCAGAGAAAAACATTTGAGGAGTTTGAAAAAGGAAATAATATTGTACTATCGGGTTCAGCCGGCACAGGTAAATCATTTCTAGCTTTATATCTTTCACTTAAAGATTTGCTTGTATCCAATTCTTACTATGATAGAATAATTATTATTCGTTCAGCGGTTCCTTCTAGAGACCTTGGATTTGTTCCTGGTACACTAGAAGAAAAATCCAAAATCTATCAAGAACCTTATATGAACATCGTGAATGAATTAATTGGAAGAGGAGATGCATGGCATTTTCTCCTTAACAAAGAGATCATTCAATTTCAAACAACAAGTTTTTTGCGTGGCCTAACATTTAGAAATTGTATTATTGTTTTTGATGAATTTCAATCTGCAACATTTCATGAAATTGATTCTGTTCTAACTCGTGTTGGGGAAAATTGTAGATTCTTCTTGTGTGGTGATTGCAATCAAAACGATCTCAACATCAAAAAAGAAAAATCAGGATTTCACGATGCAATTTCTATTTTAGAAAAATTAGAGAACACATCACATATTCGATTTCAATTAGACGACATTGTACGAAGTGGCTTCGTGAAAAATTATTTAACTATCAAAGAAAAACTTAAATTGTAATGTTTATACACTGCCCTCCAAAACAACTGCCTAAACTTGTATCAAAAACCCACCCCGATGGTAAAAGATACTATACCACTCCCGGTGGTAAAATTTTGCCGTCGGTGACAACTGTTATTGGTGCAAAAGAAAAACAGGGTATTTTGGAGTGGCGGCAAAGAGTTGGTGAAGAAGAAGCAAATCGAGTATCACGGTTTGCCGCTGGGCGTGGAACAAAGATGCACAATCTTGTTGAAAAATACCTTCTCAATGAAACAATCGATTGGAATAATCAAATGCCTGATGGCGTTCAAATGTTTCGAAAGATTGCACGTGATCTAAAGCATATCAATAATATACACTACATGGAAGAAACCCTTTGGTCTGAAAAGATTGGGCTTGCTGGGCGTGTAGATTGTATTGCAGAATGGAAGGGCAAACTTTCTATCATCGACTTTAAAACGTCTAAAAGAAATAAGACAAAAGAACAAATACAGAACTATTTTGCTCAATGTACAGCGTATTCATTGATGTATGAAGAAATTGTTGGTAAACCCATCGACCAAATAGTTGTATTAATGTCTGTTGATGAAGGTGTATCACAGATTTTTGAAGAGAAAACCTTTGATTATATTGAAACTCTATTCGATTATATCAAATATTACCGAGAAAATGTGTTGTAATACTGCAACAACTGCTTGCCAAAATACTTACCATTTGATATAATTATCATATAAATAACAAAATGATCGTATGAAGTTGACTGAAAAGTGTTTCGGACGGCGGTTCGATTCCGCCCAGGTCCACCAGAAAACTCTTTGAGTAGCTACACTAGATAAACAGAAAAACTTGCTAAAGTCGACCAAAGCAAGTACCTGCTAGGAAGAAGGGCTACCATGATTTCAAGTATCGCAGAGAGTTTTCTAATGGGCCTGACCTGGTTTCGACGGGGCAATAAGTAGGAAGATGGACGATCCGACACAGAGAGTCGTTAAAAGTAAATCAAAGTAAACGCAAACGAAGAACGTTTCGCATTGGCTGCCTAAACACAGCCTAGGGTTTCGGTGGGTTTCCTCGTAACAGAATAACCCACCATTCAAAGGAGATCCATAATGCAATTTATGAAACTAGTTTTCATAGGCATTCTCGGCTATTTTTTCACACAACATTTTCACCATCTCGTAGATAAGAAGTTTGAGGAAGTAAAAGAAGGTAAACATCCTTCATATGTGACAATGGCTCAACGTGAAAAAGAACTTGACTGTCTAGCGAAAAACATATATTATGAAGCAGGAACAGAACCTTTTGAAGGAAAAGTAGCAGTAGCGCAAGTAACGATCAACAGAACTAAATCAGGTAAATTTCCAAAGGATATTTGTGCAGTTGTATACGAAAGAAATTTAGTTTACAATAATTTAATCTGTCAGTTCAGTTGGTACTGTGATTCAAAAGCAAAAGTGAGACCCATTCATGCAGCAACATATAAAGAATCCGAGGCTGTGGCTAAAAAGGTACTTCTCGAAGGATTCAAACTCGACATTATCAAAGAGGACACATTATACTACCATGCAGACTACATCAACCCAGGATGGAAAAGACAAAGAGTTGCCAAAATTGGAAAACACATCTTCTACAAAGGCTGATTGGCTTGAACGCTTTTCAAACCTCAAAGAATATCTTAAAGATTTTCTAAACAACAAACTAAAACCAAGTACAGCAGAATCAATTGGTTGGATTGGATTGGTTCTACTTCTTGCTTCATTAATTCCAACTTTTTTGGCCGTAATGGCCGGTGTTACCGATAAACTGCCACCAATTGATCTAGTTTTGTTTATATGGGCAGCATTGGTCACCTTTTTTATTCGTGCAGCAATTCTCAAAGACACTGTGGTCGTTCTGACTGTTGGTGTTGGTTTTATGGTGAATTCTGTGTTTATGGCTCTTATTCTCTTTAAATAAAATGGCTACAAGAGAAGAACAGAGAATCTTTTCGGAACTAATTGAAAGCATCGTAGCCGAAAAGAGATTAAACTATATCGATGCAATCGTTTATCATTGTGAGAAAACGGGATTTGATGTTGAGCTTGCCGCAACACTATTGACACCTCTCGTCAAATCCAAAATCTCTGATGAAGCGCAAACACTTAATATGATTAAGAAAGTGAACAAATTACCAATATGAATGAAGCAGGTGGATTTGAAGCCTATGCAATGTATCATGCTTTAAAACTACATTTCTCGGGCAAATATGATTATGTGAAATATAATGGAAAAACGAATGTTTCTAAAGACCAATTTAT